CCTTTGCTCACTGGCGCTTACCAAGCCCGGAGCATCATTGCTTCGGCTCAGCGGTGCACCAATCTGTTTGCCGAGAAGAACCCGCAGGACGAAGAGTTCCCGACCACCTATTACCCGACGCCAGGAATGCGTTTGCTTTCGCAGTCCACCCACAACCGCTGGCGCGGTCTGTATGTCACCACCACCAACAAGCTTTATGGTCTGGTCGAGCAGTCTTTCGTTCGCGTCAATGAAGACTTCAGCCTGACAGTGCTGGGCACCATTGCTTCGAATCTGGGGCCGGTGTACATGCTCGATAATGGGAACACATTGGTTCTCGTCGATGGCACGACCGCCGGATATCAAATGGATCTGGACACCGAGGCCGTATCCTCGATCACTGACCCTGCTTTTTATGGGTCGAACCGCATCGATCTGGTTGATGGGTATTTTGTCTTCAATCGGCCAGGAACCCAGCAGTTCTACATATCGCTTATCAATCAGGTTGCATTCGATCCTTTGGATTTCGCGAGCAAATCCGGGTCGCCCGATAAGCTGGTCGCGGCGATTGCGACACGCCGCAACGTGTTCCTGTTCGGCGAGCAGACAACCGAGATATGGACGAACACCGGCGGCACTGACTTCACCTTCAGTCGCCTGTCCGGCGCATTCATCCAGTTTGGATGCGTGGCTGTTTCTTCGCTTGCTCAGGCGGATGGATCGATCTACTGGCTCAGCCGCTCGCCACAGGGCGATTGCATGGTCTTGCGCACCATGAACTACGACCGCGAGCGCATCAGCACCTTTGCCATCGAGAACGAGTTCCAGACCTATGAGCGCGTTGATGATGCGATTTCCTACATTCAGCAGATGTCCGGGCATATCTGGTATGTGATCACCTTCCCGACGGCCAACAAGACTTGGGTATTTGATGCGGCAACCAGCGAATGGCATGAGCGTGCCTACCTCAACGAAGACGGAAGCGAAAGTCGCCACCGGGCCAACTGCTTCGCATGCTGGAATGGCAGGCACATCATCGGAGACTACGAAAACGGCAATCTGTACGAGCTGAGCCTCGACGTCTATAACGACAACGGCAATGAAATCAGGCGCGTTCGTGGCTTCCCGCATCTTGCCGATGAAGGTGTGCGCATCATGTACAAAGAGTTCAAGGCAGCCATGCAGGTCGGCCATGGGGCGTATGGAACGCCCACAGAGCTGCGTCTGCGGTGGAGCGACACCAAGGGGGCGTCATGGTCGAGCCATATCAGCACCACGCTTGGCGAGCGTGGAGACTTCCTAAAGGACTGCAGATTCCTTCGCCTTGGGATGGCTCGCAGCCGAGTTTTTGAACTGTCCTGGGCTGTTGATAGCCCAACCGCCCTGAACGGTGCGTACATCCAGTTCCAGAGGGCCGCATCGTGAGCATTCCAAGCCAGGTGCCGGATGCTGGGACACCGATCTTTGATGAGCGCGGCTTTATCAATCCAGTTTGGCACTCATTCTTCTTCAGTCTTCTGCGCCGGACTGGCGGAACCGTCGGTGTAGACCCGATTGAGCAGGAAAACAGAATCGAGTCTCTTGAGCGCCGCGCCGGCGAAACTGAGATTTACGAGTATTCTCAGGCGCCAAACGTCAAGCCTGCTGAAGAGGTGGAGACTGGTTTCGCGTGGAACCATGGTGCTCAATACGACCCCTTGCATCACGCCATTGCAACCATCAATGACAACGGGTTCATGTCAAGTGCTGACAAAGCCAAGCTCGATGGCATCACCCCGGGGGCTGCAGTCGCGTCTGTTTCTGGAGTAGCCCCAATTGTCAGTTCTGGAGGAACCACTCCGGCTATCAGCATCACGCCTGCGACCAATCTTGTCGCTGGCAGCATGTCTGCAGCAGACAAACTCCGGGTTGATCAGCTCGCAGCCAGCCAGTCGCCAACCTTCGTTGCGATCAGCCTGACAAATGGCCAGGTGGTGTTCCCTGCAACACAAGTGCCATCCGCGAATGTCAACACGCTGGACGATTATGCAGAGGGCGCATGGACACCAACACTTACTTGCACTACGCCGGGTGATCTCAGCGTTGTATATGCAGTTCGCGCAGGCGTTTACACAAAGATTGGTCGGCTCGTCTCAGCAAGTTTTGTGATTCAGACATCGACATTTACGCGGACAACTGCCGCCGGCGGCCTGCTTATCTCCGGGCTTCCTGTCGCCATGTCAGGCATTACAACGGTAGCCGGCAAGATTGATTGGTCTGGCGTCACCAAAGCCACATTTACCGATCTCAGCCTGCTCCTACCTTCGGGCGGCACTACCCTTCAGGTAATCGCAAACGGATCAGGCGTAGCGCGGGCATCTGTACTGATCACGGATCTTCCATCGGGCGGAACGGTTTATCTGTCCGGCACCATCCAATACACCTCTGCATAGGGCATCGAAAATGGCCATGAAATGGCGGGAAATTATCTCTGGCGCAACGCTCTCGGCAGCGCCTGTTTCACTGTTCACGGCGCCTACGCTGACGTATGAAACCATCCAACAGGCGACTGTTTACAACCCAACCGGCGCGCCGATCACATTCGCGCTTTACAAAGTGCCCACTGGGCTGACCCCGGTTGCGGGCACGCTCATTTGCACGCGATCAGTGGCCGCAGGGCAATGCATCCAAGCGAACGAGGCAATCAACCACAAACTTGAGCCGGGCACGCAGCTTTTCGCCTCGGGCCTCGCGCTCACACTCAATGTTTCCGGCGTAGAATACGTGCCAGGCACATAACTAGAGACAGACCAACATGAGAAACTTTTTGCGGATCGGCCAGGGGACAGATGTTATGCCATTGCTGGCGGCGATAGCGCGCAAGCCAGAGCTATGGACTGCTGACACCTACTTGCGCGATTACCCGCAAGGCCCGTTCGGCGAGGTCGATTCGATCATCCTGCGATTCCCGGTCAAATCGGTGAAGGAGACGGAAGAGGAAGTCGCCAAGCACTTTTCAGACTACGACCAGCACGAATGCATCGATCAGCCAGCGTACGCCTTGTTGCCAGAAGCGCGCCCCCTGATCATGGGCCTGATGTCCTACGTCGGTGGCACTCGCCTTGGGCGCGTCATGATCAACCGCATCAAGCCGGGGGGTATGATTTTCCCGCACAAGGATACGCCGGCACATGCCGAATACTGGTCGCGTCATCACCTTTGCTTGCAGGCAGAGCCTGGCGTTGTGTTCCGCTGCGAAGATGAATCGGTGTTCATGCGCCCCGGCGAGACGTGGTATTTCGACAATGCGCTCGAACATGAGGTGATCAATAACAGCTCGACTGATCGAATCAGCATGGTTGTTGATGTGAGGTGCGCATGATCACCGTGATGCTGGAATCGTTCGAAGAGCGGCTGCCCGAGCTTTTGCCATTGCTGCCTCTGCATTATGAAGAGCTGGCGCTGAATAAGGACAAGGTTCCTCTCGATCCGCAATATGGCGTCTACATCGAACGCGAGCGGCGCGGCGAACTGATGTTCATGGTTGTTCGTGAGGCCGGGGAGCTGATCGGCTATTTCATCGGCTTCGTGGCACCAGGGCTTCACTATCAGACGTGCCTTACATTGATCATGGACATCTTCTATGTCCACCCGGATCACAGGGGGAACAGCACAGGATTCAAGCTGTTCAAGGCCGCCGAGGAAGAGGCGAAACGTCGCGGCGTGCAGCGCATGTTCGTAGGCTCGAAATGTCATCTCGATGCGTCCTGGCTCTTTGAGCGTCTTGGCTACGAGCGTTGCGAAGTCACATACACACACTGGCTTGGAGAGTAATCATGGTTGCAGCAGCAGTTGTCGGGGGCGCCGTTGTTGGCGGTGTAGCCTCAAATATGGCGGCAGGCAAACAGGCAGATGCAGCCGGCAAAGCTGCTGATCAGTCTGCAGAAGCAGCAGCACAGATTCGGGCCGACCTCAGCCCTTATACGGCGGTCGGTGAAAAGGCGGTCAATCCTCTTTGGAATGCCATGGGCTACACGGTTGACCAGCTCGGGAACCCGACGATCAACCCGAACGCTACTCTGCAGCAGCAATTCAAATTCGACGCGAGCAATCTGCAGAACACGCCTGGGTATCAGTTCGCACTGACACAGGGACTGAAAAGCACGAATAACGCCCTGGCTGCCCAGGGCCTTGGCCTTTCTGGCGCTCAAGCAAAAGGTCTCAGTCAGTATGCAACCGGTCTTGCCGATCAGACCTATGGTAACCAGTACAATCGCGCTTTGAGTACCTACAACACCAACTTCTCAGCCGCACAGAACAACGTCGGCAATCTGCAGAACCTGCTCAATGTTGGCCAAAACTCGGCAGCGCAAACCGGTCAGGCTGGCGTGCAAGCGGCAAACAATGCGGGCAATTATCTGACACAACAAGGTAACGCACAGGCCGCAGGTATCGCCGGCGTTGGCAATGCCGTCAACAGCGGCATCAATAACTACATGCTCTACAACGCGCTATACAAGTGAGGGAATGAACCATGGCCATCGATCCAAGCATTGCCCTCGGCGCAAGCCAGCAGCCCAGTCTCCTTCAAGTCCTCGGTGGAGCAACTGCCTTACGCGGACAGATCGCGCAACAGCAAGCCAACCTTGCCGCGTCTCAAGCCTATAAAGATGCAACAGATCCGACCACTGGGCAGATTGACTACGGGCGCCTTACAGCGGCTTTGTCTCAAGGCCCCGCCGCCTACAACTTGCCGCAAATCCAAGCCCAAGTGAACGAGGCGCGAAATTCAGCCCTGAACTTCGACAAAGGCAAGCTGGAGATGGCGCAGAAGCGTACTGACCTGCTGTCTGGTGGCTTTGGTGGTCTTCTCGCCTCCGGGAACATCACGCCGCAGGCCGTTCAATCCATTGCCATTAATGGCATCAAGTCTGGGCTTTTCACATCCGACGACGCCGTGAATTTCATGGCCGACATGCCGACAGATCCGGTTCAGCTGCAAAACTGGGTCAAGCAAAAATATGTTGGATTCAGCACGGATGCAGACCGCCTGAAGACGCTGATGCCGCAGACTCAGGTGATCAACAACGGCGGCTCCCAGCAGATCATGGCCATTGACCCATTGACTGGCCAGCCAAGGCTTACTGGAGTAGTTCCAAATACTCTGACACCAGGCCAACAGGTCGAAAACGTGCAGGTTTACGACCCGGCGACGCAGACCATGCGCACCATCACCAAGGCCCAGCAGCTCCAGATGCAAGGTGGTCAAGGCGGCCTCGCTCCCACAGGGGAAGTGCCGCAGGCTGGCGTCTTGGGAACCGGAAGGATGCAACCCGCCCCCGCAGGGGCGCCTGGTCTGCAAATCGCTCCAGCGCTTGGCGCGCAGGCCGCAGCCGAGGTCACTGGCAAGGGCTCAGCAGATGCAGCACTCGCGCTTCAGGGCATGTCTGACGCTGCAACGCCAGCCATCTACCAGCTGCAGAACATGCGTAGCGCTCTGACAGACATCAATACCGGCCCCAATGCCGACTGGCAGGGCAAGGCGGCCGCTCTGGCCCTTCAGGTGTCGCCAGAGATGGCCAAGAAGATCGGCATCGATCCGCAGAAAGTTGCGAGCCTTGAAGAATTCAAGAAGTACAGCACCCAGCTGGCGCAGAACTTGGCAGCCCAGCTAGGGCAGGGAACCAATGAAAAACTCGCCTCTGCAGTTGCCGCAAATCCAAGTGCGGGGCTTTCGAAGCTCGGCAACCAACAGATTATCGACGTGTTGATCGCCACCCAGCGAGGCATCCAGGCCAAAAACTTGGCTTGGCAGCAAAGCGGCCTTCCGCCGGAGCAGTACAACAAATTCAGTACCCAGTTCAACAAGGACATTGACCCTCGCGTATTCGCTGTGCGGGACATGACGCCAGAGCAGGCTTACAAGATGCTTGACAGCCTGACGCCTCGCGAGCAAGCGGAATTCAAGCTTTCTCTCGGGAAAGCACGCGCACAGGGGTTGCTGCAATGAACCAGTGGGATTCGCTGATTGCCAGCGCCGGCCAGAAATACAACGTCGATCCGCAGTTGATCGCCTCCATCGTGAAGACGGAAAGCAGTGGAAACCCGAACGCCTACAACGCCGAATACGGGGCGACCGGCCTAGGCCAGCAAATCCCCGCGACGGCAAAGGCATTGGGCATTGACCCAAAAGACCCGGCCCAGTCAATTGAGGGTGTGGCCAAGCTGCTCGATGAGAACCTGAGGCGTTATGGATCGCCAGAGCAGGCGGTGTTGGCCTATCACGGCGGCACTGATCAAAGCAACTGGGGTCCGAAGACGCAAGATTATCTGCGCAAGGTTTCAGCCAATTACGGAGCGCCTACAGTGGCCAAACAACCCGCACAACAAGCTGGCCCTGACGCATTCGAAGAGATGTTCGGCCCTAGGCCGAGCGCATCCACGGCTGCCGCTGCGCCTGCACCAACAGAAGACCCGTTTGAAGCGATGTTTGGCCCACGGCCATCCTCGCCAGAAGTTCGTCGTGAGCCTGCCATGCCGCCACCATCGACCGTGGATAACATCCCTCAGCCAGCTCAGCCTTCTACGATTCCCGGCCAAGCCTGGGAAGTTCTGCAAATGCTTGGATCGCAAGGCATCAAGAATGCCAACGCTGTGGGTCGAGGTATCAGTGACGCGCTCGACGCTCCATCTGAATGGCTCGCCTCTGGCGCAGAGGCTTCCGGGCTGACCGGGCTTCTAGGGCAGGCTGGTATCAACATGCCAACCGCCGAACAGCAGAAGCAGCTCAACATCCAAAGCCGCGCGGACTACGATGCGCGTAACCCAGAGCCTGGCATCCAAGGAACTGCAAGCCGCATCGGCGGGAACTTGCTTGGAGTCATGACGCCGATTTCAGCAGCTGAAGCCGGTCTTGTTCAGGGCGGCAATGCGTTGGCCAAGGCGGCAAACATTGCGCCAGAGACTGCCAGCGCCATTGGGACATTCCTGCGAGGAAACGGCGGTCTTCTCTCGCGGATGGGCTACAACGCAGCGCAAGGCGCCGCTGGCGGTGCGCTTCTGTCTGGAGGTCAAGAAGACCAGAACCTTGGTGACTCAGCGGCCCTCGGGGCTGCGCTTGGCGCGGCAGTTCCGGTCATTGGTGGTGCGCTGAAATATCCAGTCGGCGCCATTAAATCGCTGGTCGCACCCTTCACCGAGGCAGGCCGAGCTGGCATTGCTGGGAATGTTATCCGCCAGGAGGCAGCCGTCGGTGGCGCTCCAGCTGCTGATGCCGGCGCTCTCTCTGTCGCGCTCACTGCGCCTCAAGCAGCCGGCCGCGCGGGCGCTAACGGTAAACTTGCAACAGACCTCACTGAATATGTCCCAGGCTCGGCACCTACGCTTGGGCAGGCCGCGCAGAACCCCGGAATCCTCGCCTTGGAGAACGCCGCAAAGAGCCGCGCGCCAAACCTTTTTGCCGAGCGCGACATTGCCAACTACCAGGCCCGCAATGCCTTTCTTGATCAGATTCGCGGGACGCAGCAGACCCTGGACGATGCGATCAAGGCGCGTGATGCAGCTACTGCCCCATTGCGTGAGGCATCGCTGCAGGGCGCCAGGCCTGCTAATACCAATCCAGTCATCGAAGAAATAGACAGCATCCTCAAAGGGCCAGAGGGCCAGCGTGATGCAGTGGTTTCGGCGCTGACCAAGGTTCGCAACAAGCTGGACCTTGGCGAGAATGGCGCGCAAACCGATGTAGCCCAGCTCTATGGCCTGCGCAAGTCGATTGGCGATCAACTGGAGAAGGTGGCCGGCAAGGATAACTCAGAGGCGCAACTCGCCTCCCGTGAGCTGATCCAGGTGCGAGATGCGCTTGATGACGCGATGGAAAAGGCGGCCCCGGGTTTCGCGCAATACCGCCAGACCTATGCCGAAATGTCAAAGCCGATCGACGCGCAGAACTACCTGCAAGGCCTGAATCTCACGGATGCATCATCGCAGCGGATCACGCTGCCATCCATGAAAAACGCGCTGCTGAAAATCGAGAAGATGCGCAAGGCACCTGGTGCAAATGAAGCGAAGTCGATCAGCGACGAGCAGATGCAGATGCTGCGCAATTTGCACAAAGATCTGCAGCGCGAATCTGGTACGTCCGCCGGGAAAGTACGGGGTTCGGACACGTTCCAGAACCTGGCAACAAATCAGCTGATTGACGCAATGATGCCCGGCCCGCTGAGCATTGCCGCGCCTGTCACCCCTGGTGCAGTTGGCGGCGCACTTGGCTTCGCCTTGGGTGGGCCAGCAGGCGCTGCGATTGGAGGCTTGGCGGGGCAAAATGCCGCCGGACTTGTTGGTCGATCTCTGAATGCTCAAAGCCCGGCCATTGAGTCTCAGCTCATTGACTTCTTGCTGAACCCTAAAGGTGCAGAGGTTTTGAAACAGATGCGGTCAGCGGATCCGCAGGGACTTGGGCAGGTTCTTCGCCGGGCGGGGGGGGCTACTCCAGCAGCCGCTACGTCTGGCACTGGAAACAACAGATAGCCAGAACATCCAGAAATATGGCTGTTGGTACTCGGTTACCACATGCAAAACAGCGTCAATTAGGCGCACTTTAAAACCTCTATGGAGAACGGCCATGTCAGGCATCTTGCTGCAAAACGGGAAGCAGGCTTTCACAGATGCAAATGGGCATCCACTGGCCGGCGGGAGGGTGTTTTTCTACGCGCCAAACACCAACACTCCAAAGGATACATGGCAAGACGCCGCGCAAACCATCCTGAACACCAATCCGATTATTCTGGATGCACGGGGGGAGGCTTCGATTTATGGCTCAGGAAGCTATCGACAGGTGTTGAAGGATGCTTCCCTTGTTCAAATCTGGGATGCATATCTTCCTGACCTTGCCGGCTCGCTGCAGGGAGCAATCAACGACCTCTACAGCCGCGCAGCCATTCAGGTTCCAAACGTCGCCGCCGTCCGCGCGCTCGACAAGACGATCTACAAAAATGCGCAGACTCTTGGCTATTACGCTGCTGGCGATGATGGCTCAGCGCAGTATTACCTTGATCCAGCAGACACCACGAGTGCTGATAATGGCGGCTCTATTCTGGTCGGCGCTGATGGTGGCCGCTGGAAATTCCTGACGCCATTTGAAGGGAATATTCGTCAGTTCGGAGCAAAGGGCGATAACAGCACCGATGACACGGCTGCCATTCAAAAAGCCATTGACTGGGTAACGGCTTTCGGTGGCTATCAAACAATCGTGGGTGCAATTACCGGCGGGTATATCAGCCAGACGGTTGAGCTTGGCGCCCCAAAAGGCAAATACAAGCTCACCAAGGCCATAAACTGTGGGTCTTATCTCAAGTTCATTGGAGATAATGCGTTTTTCATTCAGTCAGACTCGAACGAAGACATTCTGAGTGGCGTCAACGAGGCCTATCAGTGGGAAATCCGTGGCATTAACTTCGTCGGAGGCCGCCATCATCTCAAGATGCAGAATGCGAATATCGACGTTACTCGCTGGCGCATCAGTGAATGCACATTCAGCCTTAGCTCTGACTTTGCGATCAAGACTTTCCCCACTGGCGGTGCGAACTCTCACCTTTCAGCAAACCTGACGATCAAGCAATGCGCCTTCTACAAGCCGCGCCGCGTTCTGCTCAACTATTGTGACTCGGCCATCGTTGAAGATTGCTGGGTTCTGGTTTCGAAGGAAAACTACACCCCAAGCACACCTGTTTTTGAGAATGGGTCGATCAGCTGCGATGGTCACCCCAACCTTTATCTCAACAACATGTTTGGCGTACCGGTTATGGGAACTTTCGGGGTTGACCGGATTACTGCGCCGCGCTGGGTTGATGTATTCAAGGGTTCGCTCGTTGCGCGCGGCTCACGTTTTGGTGGCGAGTTTGCTGGGATGCCTATCGTTTATTGGCTGGCTCCCCCGGTGATCACTTACCCATTCCGTGGGAACACCGTATCCCTCGTTGATTGTGAATGCTTTGCAGGGCCAGGGGCTGCAAATGACTCGGCCATCGTTTCGCTGCAAGGACAAGTACCGCAGCGCATCAGTGTTGTGAACTGCGCCGGGCCGATTGAGGTTCCGTATGTGATCAACGCCGGCGGCCAAATCGCCAACTTCGCCGCCTACTTTGCTAACTACGCAGCTACGTCAGGCCAGGCCGCTTATACTCAGTTCCGCTTCAACTTCATGATGAATGACTCGCTTAACCCAGATGGCGCTGTTTATGCCGCCCGGATCCCGCTCGGGATGCGCGTCTATTCACAGAACCTTCGGGCAACAAAAGTTACTCGAACAGCCAGCCAAGGACTCACGACGGGCAACAACATTGTTGCCTTTGATACGCTCAATTATGACTCCCAGGGTGGATGGGCAGCTGCGAACGGCAACCGCCTTGTGCTGCCCATGGGCGCCTCAAAAATGCTGATCATCTGCGACGTGATCATGAACGGATCGTTCAACGGCGGCGTGCTTGATCTGCAAATTCAGAATTCGAGCAGCCAGGTCGTGGTCAAGCAAAACTTTCTACTCCCCGCCAATACGGATGGGCCTGCCATGTCGATCAGCCATATCGTTGATGGCAACCCTGGGGACTGGTTCCAGATCAATATGCGCACCACGGCTACGACACCCGGCAGCATTATCAGCGCTGTAGCCACAACCCAATCGCTGGATTACATCGGGTGATGCCTATGAAACCTATCCCGCAATGGCGCCGTTGGTGGCGTCGGTACAGCACCTGGCTTGCACTCTCGCTCCCGGCGATGACAGCCCTGCGTGATGCACTCCCTAGCCTTCAGGAGCTGATTCCGTTGGCACAGTATAAGCTGATCATCGGCGCGCTTGGGTTCGCCATTGTGATTGCCACGAACATCCATCAGAACAAGGTTTCCGGAGACAAAACATGAACCCGGCACGATTGAAGCGGCAGCTCGAAGTTGACGAATCGCGCAGCAAGAAGATCTACACCGACAGCGTAGGGAAGATCTCCGGCGGCATCGGTCGCAACCTCACAGACCGGGGATTCTCGGACGACGAGATCGATCTGATGTATGCCAACGACATCAAGCTTGCCGAGAAAGATGCTCGCGCGCTTGTGCCTGGATTCGACCAGCTCAACGATGTTCGGCAAGAGGTGGTAATGAACCTTTCGTTCAACCTTGGCTATTCCCGCCTCGCCGGGTTCAGGCGCTTCTTGTCGGCGATCAACTCCAGCGATTTTGACGATGCTGCCGCCGAGCTTCAGGACTCCAAATGGTTCGGGCAGGTCAAGGGGCGAGGCGTGCGACTGGTGAAGGCCATGCGCACGGGGAGCTGGCTATGAGTCTCACAACCATCCTTCTTGCCGTTGTCGGGGTTGTGAGCGCAATCCTTGGGGCTTTCCTCGGACACGCACGCGGCAAGTCCGTGGGCAAGACAGAAGGCGCCGAGCAAGCCCAGGCACAACAGCAAGTCACTCAGGCGAAGGCAACGGTTCAAGCCGTGCAGGAGAGGGCGCATGTCGATGAAAAGGTTTCCAATGATTCTGATGCTGCTCTTGATGAGCGGCTGTCAAAATACAATCGTACCGATTGATACGGCGTGTTCATGGGTGAAGCCGATCACCACGACCGCCAACGAGCGTAAGACCATGACGCGGCAGACCAAGGAAGAAATTGCCGCCCACAACGAACTCTACGACCTTAAATGCGTCAACAAATAACAACCGAAAAGGCTGCCAAGGGGGTGGCCTTCGTTGTATCTGGAGTTCAAGAAATGATTCCTGACATCTCGCCGCCCATTGGGGTTTGGACTGACATCTACCTGGCCACTGGCATCTCCCCCGGAACTCGTGTGCTGATTCAAAACAAAAGCCCGATCAAAGCGCTGGTATGGGAAGGTGCATCGCCACCACCGATCATCGGCGGCGACAGCCGGCACGGCTTCGAACTCACAAACAACGGTGACACCTCAAAGTCCACTGCCGGAATCACTGGGTGCTGGGTTCTGTATTACGAATCGGGCTACGTCGCCAACGGCCGTCTCTGCGTACAGGAGTATCTGCCATGATCGGCCCGGTAACCGATGTGGGCGCCGATCTTTCCGCATTCATGCCCAGGTCTGAGGCAGAGACGGCCATAGGTACCATGCAGGCGGATATCAACACGCGGGCGAAGTCTTCGACGCTCGCTGCAGTGGCGACGACCGG